CCTGATATGTATTTGTGGAAGCATACCGGTAAGTCTGATATTTTTCGTTCTGATTCTTTAGAGAAGTTATGGACTTTTGGTTTTAGTTCTATTGGTGAACTTACTTTTGATTCTGCTGCTTTGCCTGTTTTGAATAGTGCTTTTATTGTTGAGCAACAACCTATGACTCGTGTTAAGGCTGTTGCTGCTGAGCCTGATTATTTATTTGATGCTCATTTTACTTTGCATGCTGCTAGGCCTATGCCTACTTATAGCGTTCCTGGTTTAATTGACCATTTCTAGGAGTTTTTATGGCTACTCTTGGTGCTATTGCTGGTGCTGCTGGTACTTTAGGTGCTGGTGTTCTTAATTATTTTGGGCAGAAGTCTGCTAATAAGGCTAATTTGACTTCTGCTCGTGAGTCGATGGATTTTCAAGAGCGTATGTCGTCTACTTCCTATCAACGTGGTATGGAAGATATGCGCAAAGCTGGTTTAAATCCTATTTTGGCTCATTCTAAAGGTGGTGCCTCTACACCTGGTGGCGCCCAAGCTCTTGCTCAGAATGAGATGTCTGGTGCTGTTTCTTCTGCTTTGGATGCAAAGCGTCTTATTGCTGATATTGCTTCTATCAAGGAGCAGACTATTTTGAATCGTATTTTACAAGATAAGACTCGTGCTGATATGGCTAATAATGCTTTAGCTACTGCTTCGCAAGTTCGTTTACAGAATGCGCAAGGTGACAATTATGATTCTTCTTCTTTGTTGAATTTAGCTTCTGCTAAGAATGTTGCTCAGAATATGACTCTTAAGTCTCCTCTTGCTCCTGTTGCTTCTCTTGCGCATGATGTTTCTCAAGGTGCTGTTAATGCTGTTCGTAGGGTTCCTAGTATTTGGTCTCGTTTTTCTGATTATGGTCGCGCTGAGTATAAGCGCCATCATCCTTCTAAGTGAGGTGATTTATGGTTAAGGTTGTTGCACGTAAGGCTCGTGATGAGTATCGTGATGGTTATGTTTCAGAAGCTCTTGTTTTAGATACTTCTGATTGTTTTGTTCAGCAGCACGAAAGTGCTGCCTGTGATATTAATAATATTATGGCTCGTTATATTCGTGACGGTGTTATTGAGCACGTTAAGGAATACGGTGGTCAATATGGTGATTTTACAGAGGTACCAGATTATGGTACTTGTTTGAGGATGGTTTCTGAGGCTGAGGAATGCTTTGCTGCATTGCCTGCTAAGGTTCGTTCTCGTTTTGAGAACGACCCGGCTCAGTTTTTAGATTTTGTTAGCGATCCTGCTAACCGTAATGAGATGGCCATTATGGGCCTTCTCGATGTACCCGCTACCGAAGGGTCGGGTACTGTCAACGAGGCGAAAGCCGAGGCGGAGAGCGCCCCGTAGGGGTGCTCGGAGTTGGGACCCATTCATTACTTGATATTATGGGTCCCAGTGACACCTTTTAGGGGTCACTTTTAGTTTTTGGTTTCCATTTTTGTTAAAAAGGGGTTTTTATGCGTAGACACAAGCTAAGTCGTCGTTCTTCTAAGAAGATGTTTCGTAAGTCGGCTGACCGATTTCATAAGAGGAATCTTATGGGTGCTGGTCATGTTATGCGTGGTGGTATTCGCATGTAGTTTTTTTGCTACGTATGGATGTATGTCTAGGATTGGACTTTAGGTGAGAGCAAGTATCGTCTGGCTATCTTCAGTTCTTGCTCTCGTTGTGTTCGTTTAGTACACGGAGATATTATATGCCCTGTCTTTATCCGCGGCAAGCGTATCGCTCTGCCGAGTTGAATTCTAATGGTAAGCGTCCTCTCGTTTGGCGTGAGGAAGATTCCCTTAATTCTGTTCCTTTGAAGGTTCGTTGTGGTAGTTGTAATGATTGTCGACTGAATCATGCCCGTACTTGGGCTGTTCGTTGTATGTTGCATGCTTCTATGTTTGAACGTTCTTGTTTTATTACTTTAACTTATGATGATGATCATTTGCCCGTTGGTAATTCGCTTGATAAGCGTGTTTTTCAAAAATTTATGAAGCGTTTACGTAAGAAATTTGGTAATGGTATAAGTTATTTTCATTGTGGTGAGTATGGTGGCGAGCGTGGTCGCCCTCATTATCATGCTTTGTTATTCGGTATTGACTTCCCTGATATGTATTTGTGGAAGCATACCGGTAAGTCTGATATTTTTCGTTCTGATTCTTTAGAGAAGTTATGGACTTTTGGTTTTAGTTCTATTGGTGAACTTACTTTTGATTCTGCTGCTTATGTTGCTCGTTATACTTTGAAGAAGTCTCGTGGTGCTGAAGCTTGGATTGATTATGTTGATTCTTCTACTGGTTTAGTTCGTTCTCCTGAGTATATTACTATGTCTAATGGTATTGCTAAGTCTTGGTTTGAGAAGTATTGTTCTGATGTCTATCCCCATGATTTTTTGTATATTAAGGGTCGTAAGTTTCGCCCTCCTAAGTATTTTGATAAGTTGTTTTCTGCTGCTGATCCTTTTACTTTTGATGATATTTTATTTGCTCGTCAATCTAAGATAGCTGAGATTGATCGTGCTTTTGTTGATGCTTTGCGATATTGTTTTTCATTGTCCAGTTTGGCGATGGCTTCCACCCAACCTTTGATGTCTGACCTATCCACATAAATGCCTGCACTACCGCAATTTTCCTGTAATCCCGGTGTGCCGCTACTTATGACCGGTATGCCGCTGCACATCGCTTCCGTTGCCGTTCGTCCCCAACTTTCATATTTGCTCGGCATGATTAAAACTCTGGTCTTTTTGTACACGCTTTTAATGTCCGTGGTCTTTGGTATAATGGTGACATTTGCCGGTTGGTTGGTTATCTGCCCGACCGCCGCCGGTTCGGAGTATGACCCCATGACCCCTAAAAACTTTTTATTGGGCATCGCCGTGGCAATATCCCGCAATACTTCGCCGCCCTTATTTTGGTCTATGTTAATCAAAGTAATAAATTCATGTTTTTCCGTGTTGCTTTCTACATCGTAAAATCTCCAATCACACGCCGGATGCAGTACCATGGATGGATGGTCATAGTTTAGTTCCTTTGCCATCCAATGACTGTTGTATACTATGTGCTGCCTCACTTCCGAAAGTTCAATGTTGCCGCTCTTATGCGTGTTGTGTATCAAGTGAATGACAGGCTTATGCATGACCTTTGCCATGCCCATTGTCCAATCAGTAAAGTCCAAATGTGTCAGCACGATGTCAGCGTTTCTAAACAGCGTTTGAATTATGTTTTGGTCAGGCGGGAATATCTCCACACCATCGTACATATACATGCTTGTTACTTTCACCGCGTTTGCCTGATGCAACAATACCCTTGCCTCATGTCCATGCTTTATAAGATCTCTATTTATCCAGTGCGCCATGTACTCCGCGCCGCAGGTGTGCATGGGCGGGTACAAATGGATGCTGTTTAGTAAGTTCATGGTTTTGTGTGTTTATATTTTTGTCCACCTATCCGGTATGATATGCGATGAATCTAAACCCTGCGCTGCATCGCCAAACCATCGGGATGGTGCCACTACTTCCGCTGACCCGCTCAACCAGGCACCCCACCAACTAAATGTACTGTTCGCAATAATGTGGCTTTTACATGCTTTCATCATTTTCAGCGTGTCCATGGTGCCGCCCTCAAATACTTTGCATTCATGGTCGAATATTTCCGCTGCTTTTTGTGGTTCATCGCTAAAAAGCATGTAAGGCCCTTTAACCTTTTCCCGTGCCGCTGCGTAATATTCTTTACTACAAATTGGGTGATAGTCACTGCCATAATCGCCACATCTTACATGCACCGCCGTGTAATTAATCGGTGAATATTCATTTTTCATTCGAAAGTAGTACCTGATCAAACCGGCGCAATGTTCGAAATATAGTTCGCTTTGCATGTGACCGGACAGGCTTACGTTATCAGGAATGTCAAACCCATGAAAACCAAAATGCACAAAGTGATCGGGCAGCGTGGGCATGCCCTCGGTGAACAGTGGTAACTTTTTTTCAAAGAACTTGTAAACGCT